CACCGCAAGCTCGCGGGTGTCGCCGTGCTCGTTGTGGGCCTGGACGAAGTGCATCAGGCCGGTGATCGCGCCGCGCGGGTTGGTGTAGTCGGCGTTCTCGGGGTTGTAGCCGACGATCACGATGGTCGAGGTGGCTTGAAAGGTCCAGGCAGTGGTCATGGTTGCTCGCAGGGTTGTTTCGGGGACTGACAACGAGAGTGTAGCCTGAGGCTCCACTCTCGTGTGGGACTATTTCACGCCTTCGTCCACTTCTTCACCGCAGCCTTGCGGGCGCGCTCGATGCGCTCGGCCAGTTCGATCTGGACCGCGCCGAGGGCCGGGCCGCGCACGCAGATCGTGGCGCTGCCGAAGGACTCGCCGTTGCGGGCACCGATGGCGCACGCCTCGAAGTACACCAGCGGCTTGCCGGCTTCGAGGATCTCGCTGCCGCCGACCGGGGCCTCGGTCGCCAGGGTGAGCGTGTGCAGCGTGGTGCGCCAGACGCGCATGCCGACCTTGCGGCCCTTGGCGTCGACCACGCCGAAGTCGATGTCGCTGCCCTCGTCCACGGGGCTGCGCTCGTGCTTGGCGACGTAGTTGTAGACGAGGCCGGTGTACTTGCTGGTGTAGGAGGCGAATGACATGGTGGTTCCTTGGTGGTGGGTGAGCGTTTAAACGAGGGAGAAGGCGTCGAGGCTGTCGTCGCGCTCGGCCGGGGCGGCGCGCTTGCCGGTCTTCAGGCGGGCGTCGGAGATGTCCCAGCCGCCGATGCCGGTCTGGGTCCAGTTCTTGTTGACGAGGGCGAAGCGCAGCATGTTGTTGATCACATGGGTCTCGGTGGTCTCGAACTGCTCGGCCAGCTTGGCGATGGTCGGGGCCAGCTTGCCGTCCAGGCGCACGGTCTTCACCTTGTTGGCGGCGCGCCATGCCTTCTGGCGGGCTGCTGCGTCGGTGTGCTTGGCGGGGCGGCCCGGCTTGACGGTCGGGGCGGCGGCTGCGGTGTCGAGGAGCGAGGTGGTCATGTTCGGGTTCCAGCTACAGAGACTGTAGTGTAACCCTGGGCTTCACTCCTGTGTGGAACTATTTCACGCGCAGCACACCTCAGAACACCTCATTGGTACACCTCATTCGCGGTGTCTGTTTTCATAGGTAGGTACACCTCAGAACACCTGTACACCTCATTCACTTAAAGACTATGGTGGAAATGACGCACACCCGCGTCCGTGAAGGCGCGCGCAGGCGCACGCGAAGGAAAATGAGGCGTACGTGTGGACTGAGGTGTACCTGCCTATGAAAACGGCGCGTCTGATTGGGGTGAACCCTTAGGTTGTGCTGGCCCGAAATGAGGTGTGCGCGTACAGTTCGCGGCCATGACAGCGCCTAAAACAGGAAAGGACAGGCCACGCGGCCGGCTCACGCAGCCGAACAGCGGGCGCAAGCCTGGGTCGCTCAACAAGGTCACGGTCGAGTTCCGCGAGACCGTGCAGCGGCTGCTGGACGACAACCGCGAGAACATCGCGAAGTGGATCGCCCAGATCGCCGAGGGCGCGCCAGAGGTCAAGGTGCGCGGCAAGGTCATCCACGCGGCACGCCCGCCTGACCCGAGCGGCGCGCTGCTGCGGCTGTCGATGCTGGCCGACTACGCCGCGCCGAAGCTGTCCCGCCAGGAGCAGGTCGGCGAGGGCGGCGGGCCGCTGACGGTCGTCATCCGCAAAGAGACATGAACGAGCCGGACGCCGAGGCCGACGAGCGGGCCATGCAGACGATCCGCGAGGCGGTCGAGGCCCAGGCCACCCACCTCGATCTTCTCGATTCCGTTACCCGTAACTGCAGGGACGCCTTCGATGACAACGCCTTCCTCGACGGTTTCGAGGCCGGCCTGAAGCCGCTGCTGCTGGACAACGTCCGGGTCTGGGGCGTGGTCGACCAAGACCTGACGCTGTTCTGCCTGGGCCCGGCCCAGGTCGCGCTGACCGGCCTGGAGCAGATCCAGGCGGCCGACCGGACGGTGCTCGGCCGCGTCAAGGGCGAGGCGCTGCGCGAGTTGGCCCTGGCCGTCATGGGCGAGGCCGTCGCACGGCACGAGCGGGAGCCGGGCGATGCACCCGCTGTACGGTGACGAGGCCCTGGTCGACCGGGTGACGCGCCAGCACCTCGACCAGGGGCGCACGATCTTCCAGCTATGGCTGGCCGGGCCGACCGAGCGCGAGCACTCGGTCACCATGCTCGACATCGTGCGTCCACCGCACCGCGCACGCATCCTGTCGCTCGGCTGCGGCGTGGCGGGCATGGAGCGCTGGTGGCACACCATCCGCCCGGACATGACGTTCACGCTGCAGAACGTGAGCAAGGCGCAGCTTGATCTCTGCCTCTGCCCAGGCCATCGGCTGCTGGGTGATGCCCAGGGCTACACGCTGCCCGTTGGCGTGCCCAAGCACGATGTGACGGTGCTGGCGTACATGCTCGGCCATGTCGACGCCCAGCGCACGCTGGAGCACGCCATCGCGGCGACGTGCGGGACCATCCTCGTGCTCGACGTGATGGACGTGTCCGATGCGTTTAAACGCCTGCTGCACTACGACCCGCCGTCGCCCTGGACGATGACCAAGCTGGGTTTCCGGGTGCATCGCCGGCCGAAGGCGGCGTGGCACCGGGTGCCGATGGGCGACGAGGACGGCACCGACGAGCAGCGCGATGCGGTGTCGCACTCGACGCCCGTGATCTGGACCCGTCATGGGTGAACTGACGCTGGAGGGAGCCATGGCGCTGAACAAGCGGTTGACGATGGAGATCGAGGTGCTGGAGACAGCGGTCGAAGCCTGCACCCTGGCGGTCGACACCGCCGAAGGGCTGCACGAGTTGAAGCTGGCCGAGGCGGCCCTGCACTCGGCGCGCAAGGAACTGGCCGACGCCCTCGACTTCCAGGCCAAGTACGACGACGCCCTGCGCGCGTTCTCGCGCCGTCCATGACCGAGATCTCGCTGCCCAACGGGTTCACGCCCAGGCCGCCGCAGAAGGCGCTGATGCGCTACTTCGACCATGGCGGCCTGCGTGCCGCCGCGTGCTGGCCGCGCCGCTTCGGCAAGGATCTGACGATGGTCCACCAGTCGGTGAAGATGGCCTTCGAGCGCCCGGGCATGTACTTCCACATGCTGCCCAACCACAAGCAGGCGCGGAAGGTCATCTGGGACGGGTTCGACAACACCGGGCAGAAGATCATCGACTCGGCGATGCCGGCCAAGATCCGCCAGGACACCAACAAGACCGAGATGAAGATCACCCTGCGCAACGGGGCGATCTGGCAGTTGGTCGGCTCGGACTACTTCGACAGTTTGGTCGGCGCGAACCCCTTCGGCATCACGATGTCCGAGGCCGCGCTGAGTGACCCGAGGGCGTGGCAGATCTTCCGGCCGATCCTGGCCGGCAACGGCGGCTGGGCCGCCTTCATCAGTACACCCCGGGGCTACAACCACTTCCACGATCTGGTCAAGCTGGCGGCCAGGACGCCAAGCTGGTTCCACTCGCACCTCGGCGTCAAGGACACCCGGCACATCCCCGAGAGCGTGCTGGCCGACGAGCGCCGCGAGATGCCCGACGAGTTGTACCGCCAGGAGTACGAGTGCGACTTCAGCGCGGCCAACGTCGGTGCCGTGTTCGGGCGCTACGTCGAGCAAGCTGAGAAGGATGGCCGGATCGGGGCCATCGACCCGCCCGGCATCCATGACGAGGTCTGGGTCACCTCGGACATCGGCTACCGCGACAAAAGCGCCTGGGTCTGGTGGAAGCGGATGCGCGGCGGCTTCGAGATCTTCCACTACGACGACGGCAGCGGCATGGACGCCGAGGAGTGGATCACCCGCCTGCGCAAGCAGCCGAAGGCCGACGTGCTGATCCTGCCGCACGACGCCAGGGCGAAGACGTTCTCGTCAAAGCGCAGCGCCGTCGAGGCGTTCCTGTCCGACCGGCCCTGGCCGGGCTGCGAGGTGCGTGTAAACGCGCAGCGCAAGAAGTCCGACAGCATCAACGCCGGCCGGGTCATGCTGCGCAACATCCGGATCAGCAGCGGCGAGACCTGCGAGCCTTTCCTGGCGGCGATGCGGGCCTACGGCTTCAAGTACGACGAGGATTCCAAGACGTTCAGCAGCGAGCCCGAGCACGACTGGTCGAGCCACGCCGCCGATGCGTACATGGAGGGCGCTGCGGCCCTGTCGGTGATCGAGCCCCCGCCGACGCCGAAGACCATAATCGTGCCCCAGATGGACCGTGCCTTCACGCTGGAGCAGCTATACGAGAACGTCGGCCCGCGCCGGTCTGGGAGACTCTGAATGGCGATTACCAGTAGCGAAACTGCGTACGGCAGCGACCCTGACCCGAGCACCACCAAGGCCGTCGGCGAGCCTGTGAAGCCCGGGGATCAATCCAAGGTTCCCGAGGAAGTCAGGGGCAAGAGCCCGGCCGAGATGGCGCAGCGCTGGGAGAAGGAACTGACCGCCGCGAAGCGGGAACTGTCGAAGTTCCACGGCACCGGCAAGAAGCTGGTCAGCCGCTACTTGGACGAGCGCGACGGGGCAGCGGACGACACCGCCGAGGCCAAGTTCAACCTGTTCTGGTCGAACATCGAGGTGCTCAAGGCGAGCCTCTACGCCAAGCCGCCGGATGTCGACGTCAGCAACAGCTACAAGGACAGCGAGGACGACGTCAGCCGGGTGGCCGGCAACATCCTGCAGCGGATGCTGAACCACGACATCGAGGACGGCGACGAGTCGACCTACCCGGACATCACCAAGCAGGCCGTCGGCGACTACCTCGTGGTCGGCCTGGGGCAGGTCTGGTATCGGTACGAGGTCGAGACCAGGGAGAACGAGACCGAGGCCGTGACCGACCCACAGACCGGGGTTACATTGGCCGAGCCGATCAAGTACGAGGCCATCGTGGGCGAGGACGCGCCGGCCGACTACGTCTACTGGGAGGACTTCTGGTGGTCGCCGGCCCGGGTCTGGCAGGACGTGCGCTGGGTCGCCCGCCGGGTCTACATGAACCGCGAGGAACTGATCGCCCGCTTCGGCCCGAAGATCGGCAAGGTCATCCCGGTCACCAAGAGCAAGTCGGGCGGCGTGCAGAACGACCCGTGGGAGAAGGCCGGCGTCTTCGAGATCTGGGACAAGACCACGCAGTGCGCCTACTGGCACGTCCTCGGGTTCGACCTGATCTGCGACTACAAGCCGGACCCTTTGAAGCTCCGGGGTTTCTTCCCGTGCCCGCCGCCGATGATCGCGAACGCGGCCACCAGCAAGTACATGCCCCGGGGCGACTACCTCCTGGCCCAGGACCAGTACCAGCAGATAGACGAGTTGACGACCCGGCTGAAGTACCTGATCCGCGCCTGCAAGGTCGTCGGCGTGTACGACAAGAACAGCACCCCCATCGGCCGGGTCTTCACCGAGGGCCTGGAGAACCAGATGATCCCGGTCGACAACTGGGCCGCGTTCGCCGAGAAGGGCGGCCTGAAGGGCCAGATGGACTTCGTCCCCATCGAGGTGATCGCGGGCGTGATCGAGCGCCTGACGGCGCAACGCGAGGTGCTCAAGGCCAACCTCTACGAGGTGCTCGGCATCGGCGACATCATGCGCGGCATGACCGACCCGGACGAGACCCTCGGGGCCCAGCAACTGAAGGCCCAGTTCGGCGGCAATCGGCTCCAGTTCAAGCAGCAGGCCATCGGCGAGTGGGTCGCCCAGGGCCAGCGCATCAGGGCCCAGATCATCTGCGACAAGTTCCAGCCGCAGACGATCCTTGAGCGCAGCAACATCGAGAAGTCGCCCGATGCGCCGCTGGCCCAGCAGGCCATCGCGTTCCTGAAGGAACCGGGCAACTCGAAGTTCTACCGGATCACCATCGAGTCCGAGACCATGGCGATGGTCGACTGGGCCCAGGAGCGCGACAGCCGCAGCCAGTTCATGCAGGCGGTCGGCACCTTCGTCACCGCTGTCACGCCGCTGATCGAGTCCAAGCCCGAGTCCGGCCCCATCGTGCTGCAGATGATGAAGTGGGGCCTGGGCGGCTTCCGGATCTCCAAGGAGATCGAGACCGTGCTCGACCAAGCCATCGCGGCTGCGCAGCAGCCGGTCGCACCGCCCGAACCCAAGCCGCTCGAAGAGGCAGCGGTCCGAGAGAAGGAGGCCAATGCCGTCAAGAACAAGACCCAGGCTGTCAAGAACCTCGCCGACGCCGGCCAGAAGAGTGCTGAGTCCATGCTTCTCAGCCCTGGCGGCATCGGTCCCGGCGGCATGGCGATGCAGCCGCCGCCCAACGTAGCACCATTGCAACCTGCGCCCATGCCGGGCGCGCCCATCCAGTAGGAGACTTCGATGACCGCAACAGCACCCAAGAAGCCCGTCGCCAAGGACGTGAACAAGCCCACCGCCGAGGAGAAGGAAGCCCTGGCGCAGTGGCAGAAGGAGTCCGACGACTACGCCAGGAAGATGGCGGCCGAGGACCAGCCCGAGAAGGGCAAGAAGGGCGAGCGCCCCGAGGGCCAGCCGGTCGACGGCGAGCCGGACAAGTTCGCCACGGGCGGGGCGACCTTCGATGAGAAGGAGGACTGGCGCAGGGCCCACCCCGAGGGCGACCCCGCGTACCGGACGTACGGGCGGGACGACAAGGAGAATCCCCTCGGCGACGGCGCGACCCGCGACAGCCCCGAGAAGCGGCTGGAGATCGAGAAGAAGCACGCCGAGAAGCTGCCCAAGGAGATGCGCCCGAGCGAGGACGACATCAAGCGGGTGATGAACCGGCCGATGGACCGCCCGGTCGGCACGCCCCAGCACGACACCGGACGCGGCCCCGTCGATGACGAGAGCCGCTACCCGAAGGGCCCCTTCCCCGACGTCAAGGACAAGGACGACGAGGGCAAGGACGAGAAGCGGCCAGGGGCCAAGCCGTGAAAGCCACGGTGGTGATCAAGCCGGACACGGTGCTCTGCCCGTGTTGCGGCAGCGCGCTGCATGCCGTGCGCTCGCAGAACATCGAGTCGCACCGGCCCCCGCCCGAGACCGTGCAGATGCGCTGCCTGGACGTCCGTTGCGACGAGAAGGGTGTCGTCAAGCTGGTCCCGCTGCCGCGCATCGACGTGGAGATCCAGGCTGAAGAGGGCGAGGCCGTACAGGTCGAGACCAAGAAGGGGTGAACCATGGGCTGGCGCGATCTACTCGATGAGGCCGTCGGACAGGTCGACGCCACCGGCCACCTCCTGAAGGGGGTGGCCCTGCAGCCCGTCGCCGGTCTGGCCGGCGGCAGCAGGGCCATCTCGGCCCTGCTGCGCGGCGAGGGCCTCGACGCGGCGACCCGCAAGGGTGCCGAGACCGTCGAGGCTTACGAGGGCCTGGGCGGCGGGCCCTACACCGACGTCGGCCGGGCCCGCCTCGAAGGGCTGGGCCAGAACATCAAGAAGGGCGGCGAGTGGGCCACCCAGAACGTGCCTGGGGTTTCACAGGCCAGCAATGCCTGGGACCAGTACGCCCAGAGCAACCCGGGTATGGCCGCAGCCGGCCTCGGGCTGCTGGACGTGGGTCCGGCCGGCCGTGGCAAGAAGGCCGCTGCAGCAGCCGAGAAGGCTGCTGCCAGGATCAGCGAGAAGGCGGCCCAGTCGGCCAAGACCACGCTGCGCCAGGACGTCGAGGCGGCGGCAGCGGCGGCCACACCCGAGGCTCCATACATCCAGACATCCTCGACCACCACCGGCAACCTGCTGCCGCGTGGCGCGGGGATGTACGACCCCAGCACGCCGCAGAAGGCGCTGTCGCGGATCGGGCGCGAGGGCCAGTTCACGCCCCGCATGGAAGCGCTGATGGAGAACCCGAGGGCCAAGAAGGCGCTCGACACCCTGATCGCCAAGGGCTTCGAGATCAACCCCGAACTGGCCGACTGGTACGGCACCTACCCGCTCAAGCAGGCGTTCTCCAACGAGTGGGGCGGCGACGACCAGTGGCGGCGCTTCCTGGCGCAGATGGGGAGCCCGAGCCAGCGCAACCCGGTGCCGCAGCAGAACCGGATGGGCAGCGTGCTGTGGAACTGGGACGTCCAGGGCCGGCTGGCCGACCCCAAGGTGCGCCTGCTGACCAACAAGCTGCGCGAGCAGGGCGTGACCGAAGGCCCTGGCGCGCTGGCCCTGCCCGAGGGCTACGGGTCGCTCGCGCAGACCGCGATCTTCGACCGCGCCGCGCAGATGGCGCAGGGCGTGCCGCTGGAGCAGGTGCTCGACTACAAGAAGAAGCTGGGCAGCTTCGATGAGAACCTCGCCGGCAACATGCACCCCGTCACCGTGGACGTGAACGCGACGAAGGCCCCGGTGATGATGTCCGAAGATCCGGCGTGGCTGAAGACGCTGCTGGTCGAGAAGGACGACAGCGGCAAGGTCACCGGCAAGCACACGCCGCGCGCGGACTATGCGTCCGGCAAGCTGTCGATGGCGGATGC